CGCCGGCGCCGGCCCCCGCCCGCAATGACCGCACCCCTCGGTCGGGAGGCCCGCCGCGATCATGAGTCAGCCCCCACCGCTCCCCCCCGGCATTAGTCAGGACCCCGACGGGGCGTACCGCGTCCGGGTCATCTGTCGCCCGTTCCCGCCCCGCCGCAAACGGTTTCCCCGCGGGACGCCGATCGGGACCATGGTCCGGTGGCGCGACACCCAACAGGCGGAGTTGCGGGTCATCCGGCGGAACACCGGGGCCGGCCAGCCCCAGGCCACCCGGGGGTCCCTGGCCGCCGACGTCGATCGCTACCTCCGGGCCTGGACCTGTGACAATGCCGCCAGCCGGACCCAGCGGGCCCGCCATCTCGAGTATTGGGTGGGCGTGGTGGGGGGCCGGGACCGCCGGAGCCTGACCCCGATCGAGATCCAGGAAATCCTGGAACGGTGGCGGACCACCGGCCTCCCGCTCTCCGCCCGCCAGGTAGAGCTCCGCGAGGGCGGCCGCCGCGTCCGGGGGACCCCGCTCCCCCTCGCCTATGGGACCATGAAGAAGATCCGCCAGGCCCTCTATCAGGTGTATGCGGTCCTCGATCGCGGCCTGGGCCTCCCGAATCCCGTCGCCGCCGTCCCCGACTATCCCACCCGCTACGACGATCCCCGGGCCCTCCCGGAGGGGTTCGTGGCGGAGGCCGTCCGCCACCTCCCGCCGGCCGGCCTGGCCCGCCCGATCCTCCTGGTCCTCATGCTAGGCGTCCGGCCCTGCGAGCTCATGCGGGTCCAGCCGGGGGACTTCCAGGCCGGGGAGGCCGCCCTGGTGATCCGGACCGCGAAGGGCGGCCCGAAGCGCCGACTCTGTCCCCTGCCCCCGATCGTGGTCCAGGCCCTCGAGGCCCTCGAGGCCGCGGGCCGCCTGGGCGTCCCGTTTGAAATGGCGTGGGTGGGGCGGGTCTGGCACCGGGTCCACCGGGACGCCGCGGCCGCCCTGGGCATCCCCCCGCCCCCGTTCCGCCGGCCGTATGATCTCCGGCATACCATGGCCACGGAGGTCCTCGCCGCCACCGGCTCCGTCCATACGGCCCAGAAAATCCTGGGCCATTCGTCCGTCAGCCAGACCCAGCGCTATAGCCTGGCCGCGGGGGATCCCGCGATCCGGGCGGGCCTCGCCGCCGTGGCCCATACCGTCCCCAGCCCGGGGCCCCGGCTCGTCCGGGCCCCGGCCAAGTAACGAAAGGTTCAGAGATGCCCCAGCCCGATCCGTTGTCGTTTATCCGTGACCAGGTGGACCGCCTCGAGCGGGAACTGTCTGCTTGGCGGACCGTCCTCCAGGCCCTCACCCCCCCGACGCCCACCCTGGCGTCCGCCTATCTCCAGGAAATGCGGACGTCGTTTCCTGTGCCGCCGCGCCCCGAACGGCCGGGGCCCCGGGGGAAGGCCACCCCCGTCCGCGCCACCGCCGTCACCCCAAGCGGGAAACGGATCCGGAAACGCTTCCCGGCGGGGACGTCGCCGGACGCGATCGCGGCCTGGCGGAAACACGTCCAGGCGGGCCCCGCGAAACCCGCCGCCGCCCCCACGCGGAAGCCCGGCCGCCCACGGACCGCCACGCCCGCGGCCGCCACGCCCAAACGGAAGCGCGGCCGGCCCCGCAAGGTGACTGCCCCCCTCCCGATCTTCGCGGAGCCGGCCGCGGATCAGGGAGCGGAGGACTAGGTGACGTCGATCGTCCAAGAGCTGTATACGGCCCTCAAAGCCGCGGGCGTAGACGAGGGCCTGGCGGTCCGGGCGGCCGGGGCCGTTCTGGGCCGGGAACGGGAGACCCCCGGCCATGAGCTCGTCACGGTCGATCATCTGCGGGCGGAGTTGGCGCCGGTGCGGGCGGCGATCGGGGTGACGGCCGCCGAGCTCCGGGCGGAGCTGGCCCAGGTGAAGGTGGAGATCATCCGGTGGAACGTGGGGACCCTGATCGCCCTGGCCGGGCTGGGAATCGCTGCCATGAAGTTACTCTAGCCAGACTCCCACACACACCGTGGCCCCGGGGGACGGGGCAGGGGGGCACCACCCTGGTGCCCCCTTTGTTTGTGTACGGGTCTCCCAGAGGGCTGAGGACGTGGCCCACGAAGGGCTAAAACATCAGGGGGGGCACCAGGAGGGGCACCAGGGGGGCACCAGGCCGGTTCCGTTGAACGTTTTTCCTAAGCTTTTTGAGGGCCGTTCTTCCACTTATGGTGCCCGGGCGAAAGTGAAAGTTCAGTGGAGACTGCCCGGTTTTGTTCGGGTTTTAGGGGTGTCCCCGCCGGGATTTGAACCCGGGTTTTGGCCTTGAAAGGGCTGAAACCTGCCGCACTTTAGCCTGTAGAATCAAGCACTTCCAGCAGGGGGGCCCCAGCGAGGGGCACCAGCCCCCTTTCGCCTGCCAGGAGTGACAGGTCTGGGCACTCCGGGGGTCCGGGCCCCCCGGCCGCGCCCGGTCCCAGGGGGGATCTCTCCCGGAGGCCCGCCAGTCTACTGCGATCAGCCCAGGGGCCGCCGCCCGATCGGAATATCGAGCGCCGGGACGAAGATCGAGAGCAGCCAGAGCAGGACCACCACAATCACCACGATGTGGATCAGCCGCTTCACCGTGGCGTCAATGGGGAGGAGCGCCTCGACCACGTACAGCAGGAGCCCGACGACGATCAGGGTCACCACGATCGAGAGCAGAGTCATAGGGGATCTCCGTCGAGGGGGAGCGGGACCGGAACGGTCCACGCCGCGGGTTTCCAGCCGATCAGGGTCCCGTCCGGTTCGCACCGGCGGATACCAAATCCTTCCTCCGCCGTGGGCCCGTCGTTGAGCTGATAGAGAAACGCCGCCCGGGCCCCTTCCTTCAGCCAGAAGGCCCACTCCTGGGTGATGTACGCCGCCTGGTCCGCCTCCGTGACAAACCCCGCGCCGGTCCCGGTCTTATACCCGAACTCCGTCACCAGGTACGGCCGGCCGTCGCAGAGCTGCCGGAGGGCCACCACCTCGTCCTCCCGGGTCCGGAACCCCGGGTGGGACCAGTCGAAGGTCCCGTCCCCGTAGCGGTGGACGGAGATCCCCACCACGCCCGCCGGCCAGCCCTTGCCCCGGACCTGGTCGCACCACCGCAGCGAATCGAGATCGAGGTTCGAGATACAGGGGGCGACGATCGGGATCCCCAGGAGGGCCCCCAGGGCGGCCGCCGCGGCCAGACTGTCCCGATACTCCCGGGGCGGGGTGGTGAAGTCTAATTCGTTCCCCCACTCCACCCAGCGCCCCGGCGGGACGGCCTCGAGCCGATCGAGGTCATAGAGGATCGTGAGGGGCCGGAGCCCGGCCCCCTCCACGTCCGCAATCATGGTCTGCATGGTGGGGACGTCCACGGCCTGGGCGTCCAGGCGACACCAGCCGAACCCGAACCCGCGGACCGCCTCGAGGTCCGCCGCCGGAATCCGGGCGTCAAAGTGCGTCTGGAGGCCGTAGTGCATCAGGAGCTCCGTCAGGCGGGCTGGTTCGTGTTCCCGCTCAGCCGCGGGTCGGGATTAAAGACCTTCGCCAGGCGAGCGGATCGGCCCATATCCCGGGAGAATTCAAAGGCCACCATGGTCCGCTGGATCCCCCACGTATGGGTGATCCGTTCCGCGTCCCCGATATCGTGGCCGCCGTCCTCGTCCGTCCCGCCGGTCGTATGGGCCTGGGTGTACTGTTCCGGCTCATCCGGGGGCCGCTGATAGAGGATCCCGGTCAGGTGGCGGGACTTGTCCCCGGTGGCCCACCAATCGGCCTCCCCGCGGGGATCGCTCGAGGTGTGGTTGTAGTCCGGCCAGCCCGTGATCCGCTCCGGGGTGAAGTGACAATAGACCAGCGCGTCCGATCCGAACGTCTGCCGGAGGGTCTGGGCGATCCGGAGGTGGGCGTCCCCGCTCCACGCGAAGTAGAGCCGGTTGCTATGCGGGCCCAGGGGGCTATAGCCGTGGGGGCCCGGCGCCAGGACGTGGCCCGTGGGCGTCCCCTCCGCCGACTCCCGGAGCCGCCGGATCTTCCGCATGAGGACATGGTGGGCCCGCTCCGCCGCGGTCTCCACCCCATGGGGGCGGGGATCCCACGCCACCACGTCCACCGCCACCGGGGCCCCGGTCCCGCCTGGCAGGTTGCCGGTGGTCGAGCCGGGGGCCGTCTTGTCCCCGAAGCCGCTGTTAATCTGCGGGAATTCCCAGCCCGTGGCCACGATCCGGATCAGGTCCGTGAACTGACTCAGCCAATTCTTGATAAAGAGGTGGGCGTCATCCTCCGTATAGCCCGGGTCCCCGGGGAGCCCGTCCGTAATGCCGAACAGGACCACCACGCACCCGTCCGCCTGGGTCTCCGTGATCAGGTCCCGGAGGCCCTGGGGGTTCCGCCGGAAATCAAATTGCGGCTCCGATCCGTACGCCCCCCAGGCCGCGAACGGGATATGGGTGAGCCCGGCCGCCTTGAGGGTCATGCGATAGGCGGCCCGTTTCTCCGCGGACCACCCGGGATACATGAACCCCCAGGTGTAGTTGGGGACGCCCAGAAAGGCGCCGTGGACCCGCCCCGCGAGCTCGATCGAGGGTTTACTCCCGGGAGGGGGGAGGACCGTCGCCGTCGATCCCGGCTCCGCCAGGAACACGGACCAGTCGTCCAGGCGGTCCCCGTTCACCCGGACCGCCCCGCCGCCGCCGTCCTCCGCCCAGAGATAGCCCCCGGTCCCCCGGATCGCGACCTCGCCGTCCGGGTCCACCTCGAGCGTGAAACACTCCCAGGACCGCCCGGCACTATCCCGCCCGATCGCCGTCCGGTCCGCCATCAGGAGCCCGGTATTCTGATCGGCCGACAAGTACATGCCGTTATCGGCCCGGAGCGCCACCGTCCCGTCCGCCTGGGGGACCGGGTGGAAGGACTCCCAGATATCAGGGATCCCCGTCCGGGTGGCGTTCACCTCCCGGCCGCCGCCGTTCTCCGCGCAGAACAGGAACCCGCTCTGGGTTCGAATCGCGAGCGTTTTGGGCCCCGCCGGCGGGATTGGCTCCGGGGGGACCGTGGCCGGCTGGACCGTCACGGCCCGCCGGGCCCCGGTCTGGTGGGTCCCCGCGTCGTTCACCCCGCGGGCGGCGATCAGCCAGACCCCCGGCTGGGTCCACCGGAACGAGTGATCGGGATCGGCGGGATCGTTACTCGCCACCACCAGCCAGGGCGTCCCGGGCCCGTCTGGCCGGGTCAGCCACTCGATCCGTGCGAGGGGCCCGGAGCCGGTCTCGAGGCCGTAGACGGCCTTGCAGGGCTCGCCGCCGATCGTGACCGTCGTGGGGGTATAGGACGTGATCGTAATCTTGGGCGGTTTCATCGGTGGAGGCTCCGGATCGGGCGGTTTGGGGGGGATCGGCGTGACCGGGACGGGGACGCGGGTCCGGGGCGTGTCGGCCGGGACGTCCAGAATCCGGAGGACGGGCCCGATCGGCGCCACGTTCGCAAACGCCGCGATCCGGAAGAACGATCCGGCCGGGTCCGCCCAGACGTCGAAGGCGTCCCCCTGCGAGCGGAGCTCGAGACAGATCGCCCGATCATCGACCAGCCGCCCGTCCGGGGTGAGGGGCCGCCCGTAGACCCAGCCGGCCCCCGTGGGGTCATACGTGCCGCTCCAGGCCCACCGCGTCCCGTCCGGGGTCTTCACCACGGCCACCAGGCCCTCGGTCGCCCAGGGGGCCAGCGTGACGTCCCGCGGGGTCCCGTCCGGGAGCTCGAGGGCGGCCGGGCCGTAGTAGCCGAACCCGATCCACCCGTCCGCCGAGGTCCGCCAGAGGTTCGAGCCCGCCGGCCGGCCCCGCGTCCAGAGGTGGGACCCCGTGGGGAGGTCGAACCCGTGCCAGCGGTCCGGATTGCGATCGGCCACCACGATCGTCCGGCCGGCCGTGGGCCCGAGGCCGCCGTACTCGCCCGCGATCACCTGGCCGTTCATCGTCAGCCGCCAGCCGTCCACCAGGACCGACGCCCAGCCGCCGGCGCCAGCCTCGCAGGTATTCCCCGCCGCCCGGCCCTCCGGGACCGCCACCTGGTCCGGGGTCCAGGCCGGCGCCCGGGCCCGCCAGAGCCGCGCCGTCCCGGGGCCCGTGGGTTGCCAGTAGACGATCGTGGCGGCGTCCAGCCAGCGGTAGGCGCCACACCGGCCGCCGGCCGGGAGCGGGAGGGGCCGGAGCCCGTCCGTGAGCGTCCAGACCGATCCCACCTCATCCCCGCAGACTACCGCCCCGTCCGGGCTGAACCGGGGATACCAGACATCCCCCCGGACCTCGAGGTGAACCACGCCGGGGAGCGTTCGCCGCCGGCGGGCCGTCATCCGCTCGTCCCCGTGACCGTGACCGTGTTCGTCCCCAGGGGGGTCTCGGCCGTCGAGACCACCGTGAGCGTGGACGTCCCCGCCCCCGTCACGGTGGGCGGATCGAAGGATTCACTCGTTTTGCTCGAGGCGCCACTGACGGAGAACGTGACCGCCCCGGCAAACCCGCCGGAGGGCGTGACCGTCACCAGGTAGCTCGCCGTCTGGCCGGGCTGGATCGTGACCTGGGACGGGTCCACCGACAGGGCGAAATCCTGCTGCTCGACACTCCGGCCCTCCACCAGGGTCGTAATGTTGAAGTACGCCGAACAGGTATGTTGGAGGCCGGCACTGGTCCCCGTGACCGTGATCGTGTTCGTCCCCACCGGGGTGGACGCACTGGTCGCGATCGTGAGGGTGGCCGTCCCCTGGCCCGCGACCATGGGCGGATCGAAGGTTTCGGACGTCCCGGTGGAGGCGCCGGCCACACTGAAGTTGACCGAATCCATAAACCCGCCGACGGCCGTCACCGTGACGCGATACGTGGCGGTCTCCCCGCTCACGATCGTCTGGCCCACCGGGGAGATCGCGATCGCGAACTCCGGTAGCAGCGCGGGTTGATCCGTGACCAGGAGCTCCGTGGTGGTGGCGTGCGAGATCGGCCCGGGATCGGGGCCAGGGTCCGGCCCGGGGTCCGGCCCGGGTTCTGGCTCTGGCGGGACCGGAATCCCTTCCCCGCCGCCCGCGAGCGGGACGCCGGCGGAGCGCCGGCCGTCCGGATCCGTCACATACACCCAGGCCGCGGCCCCGTCCGCGATCGCCCCCCGGTTGACGGTACAGGTGATCGCGCCGTCCGCCCAGGCCGTGGCCGGCTGGTATTCGAGCGTGGTACAGCCCTCCCAGGTGGGGGCGTCCCCGAGCTCCACGCGGGCCCAGGTGTCATCCACCACCACGTCCGCATAGTACAGGGGCATCGGGCCGCCGGAGTACCCCCAGGAATCCCAGAACCCGATCACATAGGGCCGCTTGTCCTGGTGGCCGCCGCTATCGCTGCTGACGTTCGTCAGGACCGCCCGATCGTCCAGGATCGGGGTCTGGTCCACCCAGATCCGGAACACGCCGTCCGGGGCGTCCACCGCGGAATTCTCGCCGTACTCCGCCCGGAAGTGATGCCAGGCGTTCAGGCTAAAGGTCTGGTCCAGCCACGGGACCCCGTGGATGTAATCGTCATCACAGGATCCTTCGTGCTCGTACGCCCGCCGCCAATTCATATTGTCGAAGCTATGGAGGACCGCGTCCACGTTCGTGTAGTTCGAGCCGGTGGGGAAAAACCGGACGATCTTGATATTGGCCAGGCCATCGTCCCCGCCGCCGTGGCCGGTGGTCCCCCAGTGCCAGGTGTCGGGGAGATAGACCCGCCACGACACATACCACCGGGGGGCCGTCCCCGCGTTGTACTGGAAGGAGCACCACTGGCCGTCCGATCCGGAACTCTTGCTGTAGTCCGCCTGGGCCGCATGGGTCCGCCGCGGCCGGACCACCGCGGTCTGGTCATAGACCATCTCGCCGCCGGACGCATTGTTGGTCAGGGCGGAGGACTTCCGGCCGCCCGCGAAGGTCTCCCAGACCAGGGGGGCCGCCGTGGGTTTCGCGCCAAAGCCGGCCCCGGTCAGGGTCAGGGTTCCCCCCTCCGCCGGGTTTCCGCCGATCGTCTCAATCGTAGGCATGCCGATCCCCCTCGTGTTTCTCGTCGTGCCACCGCTCCGGGGCGCACGTATAACCACAAAATCCCTGGGGACAGTCGCGCCCGACCAGGATCCGCACCGGGAACCCGTCCCCACACATCATCGACCGCGGGAGCCGCCGCATCACCTCCCGCCTGGCCCCGCCGCCCGTGGCACACCCGCCGAGGAGCGCCAGGAGGACGAGCAGCCCGGCCCCCCGGGGGATCATGGGCCCGTCCGCCCAGCCGGCGGATCGGGGGCGCCCGTCACGGTCCCCGGGAGGACCCCGTCCGCGGAGAGTTTCTGCAAGATCCGCTTGTGCATGGAGTTGACGGAGAAGTTGGCGGTATTCATCCACTTCATCAGATCCGTCGCCTCCTGGCCGAGGTACTGGTGCGCGAAGGGCTCCCCCAGGTTGCTCCGGAGGTGGATCGACACGACGCCCGGTTCACTCGTCGCCGGCGCCTGCACCCGCGTCCACTCGAGGACGAGCGACGTCACCTTGTAACTCGCCGTGGTCTGCGGCGGCGTCGTCACCGGGTCGGTCAGTTCGAGTTCTTCCATCAGGTGATCTCCCAGGTCATCGTCGTCATAAACCCCGTCGTCGTGCCGGCGGTGAAATTCGTACCGTTCATCTTGAAGAACTGCACGGCACTCCCGCCCGTCGGTTGGCACAGCATCTCGGCGAGTACCCCGGCATCAATGCCGTACGCGACCCGCTGATAGATCGGGGTCGTGAACGTGATCGCCGGCAGGAAGACGTTCAGGCCCGTCACGGTCCCGGCGATCGTGTTTGATCCCGAGAACCACGACACATAGAGCGACCAGTGCACGGTCTTCCCGATCACCGTGTAGCGGTTCAGGATGATGGCGCCGGCGCCGACCGTCCACGTCCCGCCCCCGCTCGCAGTGAAGTTGGCGGCACTGAACGGCACCGCCGTCCACGTCCCGCCCACCGGCGGGACCGTCCAGGCCCCGGTCCCGTCGAGGTACTGGGTGGCGACGTTCGAGAGCTTCCGGAGGAGCCCATGGGTGGACGTGGAGGCGTTGAGCGTCGAGACGTCCGTGGGGGCCGCGAGCGCGTCCAGCTTGACCGGGTCCGATCCGCCCGCCTGGTGCGTCGTGGCGTGGGGCGCCACCGCCGGTGCCGGGACCGTGGCAAAGACCCCGTCCGCCCGCAGGTACGTGGTCGTCCCGCCGGGGTACTTCTGCATGAGCCCGTGGGCGGACGTCGAGACGTTGAGCGCCAGGGTATCCGTCGGGCTCCCGAGCTCGTCCAGCTTGATCGGATCCGATCCGCCCGTCTTATGGGTGGGGGCGTGGGCGGCCGGGGCCCCGCCGCCGGCACTCGGCGCCACGGCGACCCAGCCGGTATTCCCGCTGCCGCTTTCCTTGATGTAGAGGCTCGTCCCCGTGCCGCCGTCTTCGCGCAGATAGACACTGCCGACCGGGCCGGCATGCACGCCCTCGGGCGCGCCGGCGCCGGTCACCAGCCAGCTTTTATTCAGGACGAGCACATTGGTCGGCATCTATCCGATCTCCAGCCGGATCGTGCAGAAGGTCGCATAGGTCGCGGCACCCGCGCCCGCGACGATGGCCTCGGCCTTGTACGTCTGACCACTGACGACGGTCACCGCAATCGTCTGATGTTGATTCGTGCCGCTATAGTCCGCCGCGCTGGCCGTACAGGCACTACCGGTCCCGGCGACCACCGCGGTCGAGGCATTCACGAGGCGCGGCGTCACACTCGCCGTCGCATCGAGGCTCCGGCAATCGGCGACGATGCGCGCCGTCGAGACGTTCATCACCGGCACGGTGAAGGCGGGCTCAGCGTTGACCAGATCGTAGGTCGCCGCGGCGAGCGGGAGACTGGCGGCCCGGCTGCCGCCGAGACTCACGGCGACCCACGTCGGGCCGATGTCACCGACCTCGAGCGGGCCAGCCGTCACCTGCCCGTCTGCATCAATCGAGAGGATCGGATCGCCAGGCGTGCGCGCGGCCAGGAGGCCGAGGGCGAGACAGGAATCCACCGGGAAGGCGAGGTCACCGGGGTCGCCATCCTCCGGCGTGCCGATGGCGACCCGATCGGGGAAGTAACCCCGATCGGTCCGCGTCGTCGTCAGAAAGACACACGGTTCCGGCTCCGGATCGGCACCTTCGAGGATGGTGGCGGAAAAGTCGAAGTGCCCGCGGACGTTCGAGGTGGACCCGCCGACTGTCGCATCGGAAAAGCCGCCGCCCGCAGGCGCGCCGATGTTGATGGTCGCACTCGGACTGAAGCCGCTATAGGTATTGCGCCAGCAGCCGCCCTGCTCGATGACCAGCCGATCGCCGGAGATCACATTGACCGAGGTCAGCGACTGCGTACTCTGGAGCGCAATGTTGGCGGCGGCGCCGGAGGGAAAGTAGTTTGACCCCGAGGCGTCGCGGTAGTCGGTAAGCAGTGTCCCGCGCACGCTGTCCGAGTCGCCGACCGTCACATAAATGTGGAGATGCCAGTTCGTGAGCTGGTCCGGCCAGGTCGCGGCGGTTTGGAACACGAGGTTCACGGTCCCGGCAATCGTCTGGGTCGAGAGCGGCACCGACACACTCCGCACGAGGCCGACGTCGTAATCGGCGGTCGCCACGTTCTCGACGCCGCTGATGCCGAGAAAGCTGTCGCTGACCACCGGCGCCTGGACCAGCGCTTTGGAGACGAAGGCGGTCGTATCGTCCCAGGCGCCTTTAAAGGTGGCCGGGCTATAGGGTGCGGCGGCGTTCTGCACGTAGTAGGTCGTCGCCACCGTCAGGGCTCCGGCACCGCGGGCGCGAGCGTCCCCGCCGGGTAGGCATAGGCGCCAGCGACCCAGGCCTCACCATCGGCATCGCTGATCTGCATCTCCATCCGGTAGTACTCCGCCGTCCCGGCCAGGAGGGTGATCTGAAACTCCTGGAACGCTTCCACGGTGTTCCAATCCGTGGCGTTCGTCGCGGTCCCGATCCCCACCTCCGCCGCCGCCTCGTATCCAGGGAAGGTCCCCTCAATCTCCACCACCCGCACGTTGACCGTGTAACTACTGTCGAGGACCCACGATTGACACCGCACCATCCAGATCGGCGACAGCGCCGGATCCAGAATCACGTCATTGAACTGCACGATCGGGGTCCATTCCGTGCAACCGCTGACCGTCACGGTCCGGGACCCGCCCAGGAACATTGGCGCCACTCCGGTCCCGGGCGTCCCGCCGCCCCCGCCGCCGTCCCCACCCCCGCCGCCCGTGATAATCCCCACCCCGGCGGTCCCGCCGGTCCCGGCAGACTTCCGCCAGAAATCAATCCAGTTGCTCCGGCTCTTGTTCGCCGCGATCGCGTCCAGATCGAAGCGCCACCACGGATCGGTCCCCTCCGCCGCCGTCCCCGCGTGCACCAGGCGGACGGAGGTCAGGAGGATCGGCAGGAGATAGATCCCATACTGGGGGAGCGTGATCAGGGTGGCTTGGCCGGCCATCAGGCCCGGCCGCCGGGTGGTCACCCGGAACAGGAGCGGAAAGGTACTCCGCCGCTCGAGCTCCGCCGTGGCGATCGTCTGGGCCACGTCCGGATCCGTGACGTTCGGGGCGTCCACGATCACGGCCCGTTCATACGCCGCCGGGACCGACGCCACCGCGTAGGACGGCCAGGCCACCTCGAACGTCATCGTGAGGGTATGGGTGGCATCGAGGACCGGGTCCGTGGGGTCCTGGAGGAGCTCACTGGCCGCATAGTCCCAGACCCAGCCGGTCCCCGGCGCGGGGAACACCGGGAGCGGGATCCCGTCCACCGTGACCACGTTCGGGCCCACCTTGATCGAGGTATAGGGCGGATCGTAGGTGCGCGTGCCGTTCCCCGGGGTGGTCCAGGTGAGACTGGTGGGGCTCCCCTCGCCGCCGCCGAACCGGACCCAGAGGACGGAGGCCGATCCCGCCCGGTCCCGTTCCATGGTGGCGGCCATCAGATCGTCCGGCTCGAGCTCCCAGGCCCCCGGGATCGCCCCCCAGGGATAAGCGCCGAGGACCTGGGCCGGGCTGATCTTCCAGGTCCAGCCGCCGGCGGCCGCGGTCAGGTTGTTTAAGGCCGTGGTGTAGGTCTGGAAGGGATACGCCTGGGCCGGGAACGTGGGCCCGTCCGCCTGGGCCGGATCGAGCGTGAATCCGTAGCTCGACAGCCGGGTCAGCATCCACTCGAGGACGTCCTTGAGGGTCCCGGCCGGGCTGATATCGTTGATCAGGACCCCGTCCGCCACCTCGAGCCAATCGGCACAGGTGACCTGGTAGACCATGGTTTCCCGATCACCCCAATCCTCCGCATCGACCCGGGTCACGATCCCGCCAAACACCAGAACGTCGTCGATCGTGACCTCGACAATTTCCTCCACGGAGGGGACGTGCGGGGGATTGATCAGGCCGAAGGAGCAGACCGCCCGGGCCGTGAGGACGTCCTCCACCCGGAGGGTTTCGCGGCGGAGGCCCACGCCGGGGACGTCCCCGATCATTTCGTGGCCGGCCACCGTGACGGAGACCGCCACGATCTACGCCCCGATCCCGTAGGGGGCCATCACCCGGGGGATATGGCGGGCCGTGGAGCGGGCCAGGACCTCCCCGTCTACCACCACGGAGGCATTGACGGAGAGCGCGGACCCCTGGACGTCCGCCGAGAACGTGGGGAGCTCCGGGAAGTCATCGATATTGAAGGTCACCGGGATCTCGATTGTGGGCGTTTTAATGTTGTCCAGCGCGGTCTGGACGCCCTTGGCGCCGGTTTCCGCCCCGGCCACCATGTCCTTGGTGAGGACGTCGATCAGTTGGCCGATCCGGTCCACCAACTCCTGGATCGCGCGCACCTGTTTATCGCCACTATCGCGGAACTGATCCCCGACGATCCCGGCGGCCTCCCCCTCGTCCAGGAGCTTCTGGGTAGCCTCGTCCACCGCGTACCCGTGATCCTTGGTGAGCTCCCAGACCCGTTGGAGCGGTTTCTGGATGAGGGCCAGCCCGGCCGCTCCGCCCTTGCCCATACTGACGAGCTCATTCCAGGTATTCGTCACCTCGCCGGCGAGGCCCGTAAACATCTCCTGGGTCAGGGCGCCGGTATTGGAGAGCCCGACCAGGAGATCGCCGAGGCCCCCGATCGCCTCGAACAGCGGGCCCGACACGGCATCGGACGCAAAGGCCGCCATGGTGGAGAGCTGGCCAAAGGCGGCCGACCCCGTGAAGCCCGTGACGGCGAGCTGCTGGGTGAGCGCCGCGATCGAGGGTTGGAGGGCCTGGAGGGCCTGGCCGGCGGACGCCCCCTGGCGCTGGAGATCCGCGAAGATCGCCCCGATCGCCGCCGTCGCCGCCGTCGCCCCGGCCTGACTCTTGAGGGCGGTCCGGCCAAACAATTCCATCGACAGCCGGGCCCGCTCCGCCGGATCCGCGATCCCGGCCAGGGCCGCCTGGAGTTTGTCGAACGCCTGCTCTGGCGTCAGGTCCTTTAATTTGTCGAAGGACAGGCCCAGCGTTTCCACGGCCGCCTTGGTCGATTTGCCCCCTTGGTCCAGGACCGTCCGCAAGTGGGCCAGGGCGTTCCCACTGGACGATACGAACGCCTGCAGCCCCTTCGCGGCGTTGTCGGTTTGCTCCTGGAAGAATTTGAACGCCACGGCCACCTGCTGGGGTTGCAGGGACGTCCCGATCTTCGTCAATTCGTCTCTGAGCTCTGGCGTCAGGAGGGCCCCCCGCGCCGTCAGCGTGTCCAGGGCGGCCCCGAGCTTGTGGGTCTGGCGTTCCGCCTCCGCCATCGCGTCCGCGTACGCCACGGCGGCCGCTTTGGCACTCCCGATCTGGTTGGCCTGCAGGAGGCTGTCGAGGGCCTGGAGGGCCGCCGTATTCCCCTCCGCCGCGTCCCGCATCGTCTCGAGGCCACCGCCGGCCAAGAGGATCTGTTGGCGGAACTCGCCGGCCTGCTTCGCGGTCCCTTGCAGGAACTCGCCGAGCGCTTGCCCGAACCCCGACAGGAACAGGCTCACGAGCGGGCCGGCGAAGCTCCCGACGATCCCGCCCACCGTCTTCCCGACGGCGCCCCCAATCCCTTCGGCGATCTGGGTGGACAGGACCTTCCCGATCTGCTGCCCGAGGGTCTGGCCGAGCCCGGCCCCAATCGTCCGCCCCACGTCCGCCGCGCTCGCCCCCTCCAACGCGTCGATCAGCCCCCGGCCGATCGTCTCGCCGATCTCCCGGCCGAGGTGTTCAAACGCTTCCAGCCGGACGAGGCGGGCCGCCCGGTCCAGTTCTTCCTGGACGGGGGCCGCGATATTCGGGGCCGCCCGGCCGCCAAAGAGCGCGTCCCACGGGAGTTGTTGGATCCCGACGATAAAGCCCCGGACCGCCTCCCCGGACGCCTGGAGCGCCGGCATCAGGGTGGCCGTGAGGTTCTGGGCGGAGAGGATGATCTGGTTATTCCACTTAATCCATTCCGGGCTGACCTCCTCGCCGAGCCGCCGGGCGTTGTCGATCGCGGTCTGGAGGACCTGTTGAAATTCGCGGAGCTTGCTGGGATCGATCGAGAGCCCCTGCCGCTCGATTGCCTCGAGGACCTGGAGGAGCTCGTTGGCCTTTTGGCGGGCCCCCCGCCCGGTGGCCGCGTCGAGCGCTTTCTGGAACGCCTCAAAGGCGGTCGTGGCCTTTTTGAGGGCCTCGTCCGTCTCGTCGCCGAACTCCCCGATCGCCTTGCGGGCTTTCTTGGTGTTCCGCTCGAGATCGGCCATGGTCACGCCGGCCACCACGCCGAGCTCCGGGAAATCCTTGAACTCGAAGAGGGCGTCTTGGACTTCCCGGCTGAGCTCCCGGGCCGGGCCGGCAGTGGCCGACAGGGCCGCGGCCATGTCGTTGAGCCCCTCGATGACCGGCCCCATGCCCAGGGCCATCTCATGGTGCGCCTGTTGCGCGATCACGAGCTCATCGGCCAGGGCCTTCCACTCCGCGGCCGCCGCCGCCGCCGCCTCCCGCTGGGTCTCGCTTTTCGCCTCGAGCGCGATCCCGCGGTTCGACATTTCCATGGCCCGCGCAATCGCGATCGCGACGAACTCCATGGTCGAGGCCACGCCCGCCCAGCTCTGCACCACGAACCCCGCCGCCCGCACGGCGATCGCGGCCAGTTCAACAAAGGCCCGCGCCAGTTCCCGGGCTAATTCCTGTTGTTCGACCCCCACGGCCTCAGCGATCGCCGCCTTGAGATCGCGGGCGGCCAGCACCAGATCGCGGTCTGTGAACGCCCGCCCCAGCTCGTTGATGAACGTCCCGGCCAACTCCGTGGTCGTGGTGATCAGATCGTTCAGGAGCGGGAGCATGGGGGCGAGGGCCTCCGCAATGAACGCCCGCCCCTGGAGTTTGAGAATGTCGAACTGATCGGCGAGCTTGGCCGCCGCCGCGATCGTTTCGGTCGAGATCACGATCCCGAGCTGCCGCGCCTGGGCCACCGTCTGGGCCATCTCGCCCGTCAGGGCGGGGAGCAGCTCGAGGCCCTGTTTGCCGAAGATCTCGACGGCCCGGCGGGCCTTTTCCGCCGGATCGGCGATCTTGCCGATCGCATCGGCGGCCTTGATAAAGAGCTCGTCCGGCGCGAGTTGGCGGAGCTCGGCGACACTCAGCCCGACCTTTTCCAGGCCGCGCACCACCCCCTTGTCGCCGGCGACGAGGGCCGCCCCCAATTTCGTCGTCGCCTGGGTGACACTGTCCAGCGAGACGCCGCTTTGCTCCGTCGCGAACGCGAGCTCTTGCAGGCCCGTCGTGGTGATCCCGGTTTTCGCCTCGAGGTCCGCGAGATGATCGGCAAAGGCGATCGTATCGGTCACACTCGCCGCGATCGCACTGCCCAGGCTGCGGACCGCGTCCGCCAGGAGGTTCCCGACGGCCGACGCTCCCGTGAGTTTGAGAAACGAGACGCCCATGGCCTCCGTTTCTCCCGCCGCCTTGCGTTGACCTTCCTCGAGGGCCTTGAACTCCCCGGCCAGCTTGGCAATCTGCGGGGGGACCGCCTGGCCCAGTGCCGTGTACTTGGCGATCGCCTCCGTGATCGTCCGGTTGGCTTTCGCCTGTTCCGCTTCCGTGAGCTTGGTCGCCCCGCCGATCTTGTCGATCGCGGCCGCGACCGTCGTCGCCTCCTGGAGGATCCGGTCCCCAGAAAACCCCGCACTCATTTTCTGGAAGGCTTTGGAGGCCGCCTCCGCTTCCTTGGTGACCTGGTCGATCTTGGAGGCCGCGCCCCCCATCTGTTGCTCGAACTGCGACAGGGCCGCGGTCAGCCGGACGGTCAGGGTGGCAATATCGGCCATAGGGGGAGCCCGTCGTTTACTCGTCCGGGAGCGTGATCAGATCCTTGACCGTGAGCTTTTTCTTACTCCACGGGAGGAGCAGCCAGACCGCGAGCTGGGCCACCTGGCGCCACCGCCGCGTCTCCCGCCGGCGGGCCCCCTCGAGCAAGAGCCGCACTTCCCGCGGGCTGAGGCGATCGAACTCCCAGGGGAGCAGCCCGATCTCGAGCAGGGCCTGATCGCCCCAGTCGTCTACGGACTCGAGACGTCGTCGCCGGCGCCGGGGGCCGCCGCCTCCGCCGGGGCCGGCGCCAGAGGGCCCGGCTTATGGCCGCTGTATTCCGCCATGAGCTCGAGCATGAGGAGCTCCATGTTCGTCCCCACCTCGGCCGCCTGGTCGATCAGGCGGTCCGCCTCGTCCACCGGGATCGGCCCGTCGGTCACCCCGTAGGCAATGAGCAGGGAGGCCGCCCAGAGGGGCTGTTTGGTCAGGAGGTCGTGGGGCCGCTCGAGGGCCCCCAGCCCGTCCCGGACCCAATCACGGGCCGCCTCCGCCAGGGCCCGTTCAAAGGCCCGTTTGCGCTTGTGTTCAAACTTGACCGGGCGGTCGGAGCCCGGGAGCCGGTACACCCGGCCCGCCCGCTCCCGGTCCGCCGTGGCCGGTGCGTCGTGGATCGTTGCCATCAGGGTCCCCCCTCCCCAGGTGGACAAAATGAGTGGGCCCCGGTCACCACGGGGGATCCGCATGATCGAGCCGGGGCCCGGCCCTCGACTCATGCGGGCCTCAATCTCCCCCTCGCCGGGCTTAGGCCCGCTCCCGGCCTTCCCGGCCCGATCGCTCCCGGGCCGCCAGCGCCCCCGGGGCCGCCCCGGCCGCCCACGCGGTCCCGTCCCAGTGGACGGACTCGAGGGCCGCGGTCCGGACGTACTGGCCGGCGGTCCAGGCCGAGGTCGGGCTGGCCGTGACGCCCGTCATTCCCGCCAGGTCCGCCGGCGCCCCGGATCCGCTGGGCGTATAGGCCCCGGGGATCCCGGCCGTGGCGCCCGTGGGGGCCGACAGGGTGTCAGAGGTGCGGGTCACGATCTTGATCTCGAGGGTGAAGGTGTAGAAATCATCCACCCCGGCCGTGGGCCCGATCATGTACCCCACGTTACAGTCGCCCGTCCAGACCAGCCCGCCCACGGCCGTCCCCATGGGCCCCCAGGCGTAGGGGACCCCGGTCTGGCCCTCGATCGGATCCAGGAACTCCTGGGCCGCCGGGCTCCAATAACCCGTCAGGGTCACCGCCCGGGCCGGATCGCCCTGCACCCGGTAGCGCCGGGTGAAGGTGTCGCCCACGAGCTCCTGGGTATCGACGGCCGCGTCCACGTTGTTGAAGAACACCGAGACGTCGGTCACGGGCCCGGCGCCAGGGGCCTCCCCCAGCGCAAAGTAGGTTGGAAACGCCGCCACTGGATAATCAGAAGCCATGGATCGTCCCTTTCCCGGCGGCCACCCAGTGACCGCAGATCGAACATTGATACCGATCGGGACCGCCCCGCCGGGGGACCCGCGTCACCCACTCGTCCGGATGCGTACACACCGGCCGATCCCCTTCCACCTTGGCCGCGATCGCCAGCAGCCACTCCGCCACCCAGGCCCGTACGCTCATGCCACCGCCTGCCCCGTCGCCCAGGTCCGGATCCGGAACGTGAGGATCTGGGAGAACAGGAGGACCCCATCCTCCACCGCCGGGGTGGGGCCGTCCGAGACCACCGCCGTCAGGATCCCCGGGCTCCAGGCCGGCGCCAGATCGAGCCGCGTCTGGTCCAGGAGCTCGAACACGCGATGGGTCAGGGCCTCGAGGGCCGCCAGCTCCGCCGCTTCCACGACCAGGGTCAGGGTCACGTCCCGGCCGCCCCGCCGGAATTGGTTGACCGGGCTTTCCCCGGCCACCGCATACGTCAGGAAGGGCACCGCCGCCCCCTGGGGGGCCACGGGCGCATAGAGGGCGGGTTCGCCGCCCAGGAGCGCCAGGAGGGCCTCATCGGCCAGGAGCCGGGCCACGACCGCCCGCCGGACCGTCCCGAGGGCGGAGCCGGCCCGGCTCCCGACCGTCCCGGCCGGGGGAACGGGCTCCGGGGGGACCGTCACCAGATCGCCGCCGCTCCAGTCGTCCAAGGCGTTGTTGTCGTACTCCCCGATAAAGAAGATCCCCGGCTGGCCGGTAGTCAGACGATCGGCGTGGGTGTCCACGTACGTCGTGACGAGCTCATCCCCGCCGACGCCGCTATAGGCCCGGAGGGTGACACTGGCGCCCGTGGTTTCCACCTCGAGGCGGATCCGATCGCCGGCGGAGACCACCCCGGCCCCGCCATACGCCAGGAGCGTGGAACTACCCGCCACGATCCGCTTGATCTCCCACCCGTTATCCGGGGGCTCCGGGGGGGCCGCGCCGAACCGATAATGGGTCACCGCGGCCAGGGCCGCCCGCACGATCACCCCGCATTCCGGGCCGGCAATCGACAGGGCCGCGATCCGGGCGTCCGCGTACTGGTCCGCGCCGAACGTCGCCGCGTTCCACACCCCAACATTCGGCCCGGACGTCCCCAGCGCCCCGCACGCGTAGGCACTGATCCGCGTCCGGAGGGCCCCCGCGGGGACGGTCCAATTCGGGCCCAGCCCGGGGCCGTCCGGCCGGTTGAAATCGTCGGAGGCCGTGGCCATCAGCCGCCCGCCGATCCGCGGTTATAGGCCACCAGGGCGGCCTCGATCGCCGGGCCCCGCCGGAGCAGGGCGGACACAAACCAGCCCGAGGCCCCCTGGAGGGCCGGCCGGAGAAACGGGTGGTAACTGCCCCACCCCCGCCGCCGCTTCATCGGGAATTCCACCGCCTTGATCCCATACACCCCGGGATTGCGGTGGAAGGTGTTCCGGCTCCCCCGACTGGCCAGATCAATATCCCGGATCCCCACCCGCCGGGTGAGGGACGTCGCCCGGCCGACGACGATCACGTTCCGGGGGAGGTCGCCACTCGAGCGCCCCCGCCGGGTGACGGACGCCCGGGGGGCGCCGGACGCCGCCCGGCTCCGGACCATGTCGGCCGCCTCCCCCACCGCGCCCGCTAATTCCTTGCGGACCACCTGGGGGATCGCCTGCATGGCCGCCCGGAACAGATCGGCCCCCTCGAGGCCGAACGAAAAGACGTCGCCGGAGGTCTTGGCCATGGTCAGGGGACCGTCTGGGTCATTTCCGCCAGGGTGAGCTCGAGCCAGGCCAGCGAGCCGCCGGTGTCGGGATCGATCTGGACGATCTCGAACCGCCGCCCGTCCGCCCCCGTGATCCGGTCCGTGAGTTGGAGATCCCGCGGGAGCCGGCCGCGGTAGATCCGGACCCGGGTGGTCCGGTGCGATCGCTGGGCGTGGGGGTCCAGGCCCTCGATCCCGCCGGCCGGGAGCTCCTCCGCGGCGATCGTCCCCGGGAGAGGCGTATAGGTCCAGACCTGGCCGCCGGCGCCGTCCGTCGTCCGGACGCCCCGTTCCACCGTGAGCCGGGCCCGAAACGATCCGAGGTCCGGCATCTCAGCCGCTCCCCCAGCCGGTGGTCACCCAGTGCCCGGTCAGATCCCAGTGGCCGGTCAGATCTCCCAGGACCGGGCGGAGCTCCACCCGATAGGGGACGAGCAGGGCCGCCACCTGGTAGGGGAGGCCGTACTCCGGCCCCGTCGCGGTCCCCTGTTGATAGCGGAAGAACCCGTCCCGGACGAGCTCGAGGATCGCCCGGACCACCGGCGCCGGGACGTCCTCCGGGGCCGCCGGCCCGACCGTATAGGCCACCGTGAGGCCGCCGACGGGCTCGAGGGGGCCACGTGGAACAATCCACCGCAGGCGGCCCGGGACCCCCCAAACCCCGATCCCCTCCACCACGTACGCCGCCGGGTCCACCAGGGTGGCCACGCCGCCCAGGGGGACCTCTGTCACCGTTTCGACACTGGCGAGGGGGGCCCCGGGGAGCGGGGTCACCGCGCCCACGGGGCCATCCACCACCAGCGTCGTGGCCGCGGCCGTGAACGTCTGGCCCGTATAGGTTTCCGCCTGCATGCGCCCGGAGACAATCAAGAGATCGATCAACGGATCCTGATCGTCCAGGTCATACAAGAGGACCTGTTTGGCAAACGCCAGCGTCACGGGTTCGGCCACGGGTTACGTCCGCTTCGTCACTAGCGCCGATCCCGATCGTCCCGGCCGGCGGGTTCGTTCCGGCTGGCGGGTTCATTCCGGCCGCCGGCGGGGCCGGAGCGCGTGCCGAGCGCCGGCGCCGTGCCGAGCCCGTCCACGATGCCGAACGCCGCGGGCGTATACCAGACCGCCGCCTCCCGGATCTCCACCCGGATCACCGTGATGTTCTTAATGAAGAAATCGGCGTGACTGTTGGTCAGGGTGACCCGGACGCCGCGCTTGCGGAACAGTTGCGAATTCGTGGCAAACGCCCCCACCACCGCCGTCCCCGCCGTCAGGGCCGGGGTGGCGATCGTCTCGAGGCCCCAGATCCGGAACGGGAGCGGGGAACGATCGAAGGGGACGCCCGGGGTAATGAAGGTCCCCATGGCGGACTGGGTCAGCAGGAGCGCCGGCAGGGCCGCCGGGTGAATCGCGATCCCGGTGGGCATAAAGCCCGAGCTGGCGTAAATCGCCATGTACTGCTCGAGGATCGCCGCGGCCACCGTAGCACTGTCGCCCGTGACCGTGGGGGCGAGGCCCGTCAGGGTGGTCACGCCCTGGAGCTCGCCGGCGGTCCCGGTGCCCTTGATGAGTTGGCGGTCCTCATCGATAAACAGCATGTTGATCAGGAGGTTTTCGAGGACCGACTCCACCGCCGGGACGTCCTCGAGGAGCTGATCGGGGACCTGAATCCACCCGGCGATCGTCTCGACCGGGACGATCTTTTGGGTGATCGCCACCACCGGCTCCACCTTCGCGGCCCCCTTCGCGGTCTGGGCCATGCTGGCGGGCTGGGTCCCCACGATCTCGACGTACGGGACCGCGCCCGCGTCCGTCGTCCCCTGGGCCATGAGGCCGGCCACCGTGGGCCGCCGGGGCGCCATCGGGGCAATCGTCGCCGCCGGGAGGGCGACGTCCGTCGCCGCCGGGACGTCCGGATAGCCGATCAGGGCTTTGGCCTCGAGATCGAGGTCCAGCGAGATCGTCCCCCGGGCGGCCTTGTAGGTGGCAAACGACGGGGACTCCACCACCCGCCGGCTCCACTTCTTCACCTCGCCGGAGCCCAGGAAGGGGGCGCCGGAGAGCGTGGGGACGCCTTTCTGGCCGGACGGCGGGACCAGGCCGGCGAACTTCTCGCCAAACGCCAGGGACTCCCGCTGGGCCGTGATCCGCTTCCCCATCGCCTCCGCTTTCGCCTGGAGGTCCAGGAACCGCGTCCGTTCCCCGTCCGTCAGGTCCCGGTTCTCCGTCACGGCCGCGTCCGTGAGGCTCTTGGCCTCCGTGATCGCGTCGTGGAGCTCGTCGTAGATGGTTTTGGCACTCATGATCCGTGTCTCCGTGATTGCATCCAGGGCCCCGGGGGGCCGTTACCGGGGGGGCATCAGCGCCCCGAGGCGATCGAGCCAGGCAGGATCCACGGGCCCCGGAGGCACAGGGGGCGGATCAGGGGGGGCCGCCCCACCCAGCAGAACCGGGCGGAGGGCGGCCAGGGCTTTCCGATCGAGATCCGAGAGCGGGGCGCCCGTCTCGAGGACCAGCCGGAGGGCCTCCGCGAGCGGGGCCACCTGGGCCAGGCCGATTCGGCCGGCGCCTTTGACGCCCAGCAGCCGGGTTTCCGGGTTCACCCCGACCAGACAGGGGCCCACCTCGAACAGGTCCACCGCCAGGAGCTCCCGGACCTCCGCCCCGTCCTCGAGGACGGTCCGGGCGGAGACCGTCTCGAACCCGAACGAGAATTCCGAGAGGCCGCCGGCTTTCATCCGGCGGTAGACGTTCGCCGCCTCCGCCGTTTCGAGATCGAGTTGGGCGTCCACCTCGAGGCCGCCCGCGGTCTCGTGGGCGGCCACCACCTCCCCCAGGAGCGCGTCCGTCCGGTCCCACGCGTGGGCGTAGACCACCGGGATTTTCGCCGGGCTCCGGGCCGCCCACGTGGCGAGGGTGGCCGTGAACGCCCCGGGGACGATCCGATCGCCGTAGCGATCCACGTTCCCCGTGACCGCCACCCGGGCGGTAAATCGCCCCTGGTCCTGGGCCGCGAGCGTCGAGACGCGTTTGTATTCGATCATGGGGGGATCTCCGTTATGCCTGCGCCGCGATGCCGGCCGCCTGGGCCTGGGCGATCGCCTGGTCCTGGGCGGCCTGGCCGGCATCCACGTTGAGCGGGACCACCGGAAGCGAATAGGCCGGATCCGGCAGGGTGGGGAGGTTTTCCTTGGCCCTGGCCTCGTTGACCGACATGATCGGGACCCCCACGAGGGTCCGGATCGCCGCCGCCCGGTCTTCCTGGGCCCCGCGCAGCTTTTCGTCGATCAGGAATTCGAGGTAGACGTTCTCCCGATCGGGGAATTCGGAGAGGATCGCCCGCTCGATCTCTTGCTCGAGCAGCGCCAGGATCGGGCCCAGGGTGTCCTGATAGACCACCTTATGCATTTCCTTGGCGGAGCCGTAGGACATCGAGCCCTCGAGGATCCCCACGGCCTGGGCGGGAATCTGATAGAGCCCCGCCACCACCTCCCGATACCACCGCCGGAAGTCTTGCGCCTGGGCCTCCTGGGCGGACGGCCCGATCGGCTTGTACGTCATCCCGTCCTCGAGGACCATCATCCGGCCGGCCGGGACGATCCCCGCGTCCTCCGAAAATTGCTGTTTCTGCGGGGGCGTCCACTTGGGGGCGTCCAGCGGGCGTTCGATCACCCCGGAGGCCCGGCCCTGTTGATACTGGGTCCGGGCGTATTTCTGGGCGGACCGCTCGAGGCTCAGGAGCTCGTTCAGGGTCCGGAGCGGGGACAGGCCCAGGGACGCCGGATCCGGGTCATACAGGCGGAAGTGCGCCAGGTCCCGGAGGGCGGCCACGCCGGGGGCCCCGCTGGGGTAGCGCCACTCCACCCCGGCCACCGCCTCGAGGCCGTCCGCCTCCGCCGGCGGGAGCCAGACGGGCCGGACGAGCGCCGGCGGGATCCGGACGAGCTGGAGGCCGCCGCCGGCGGGGTGGAGCTTGGCCCACAGGCCAAACCCGAAAATAAAGAGATCGTGAACGGTGGCGTCAATGAACTGATACGGGGTGGCGGAGGGGTTCGGGGCCGCCAGCGTCAGCGCCAGCCCGTGATCCCGGAGCCGCTCCCGCGAATTGTCCGGAAGCCGCCGGTAGACGTGCATGGGGAGCTGGGCGACGTTCCGCGCCAGGAAATCCGTACAGGTCCGGACCATCGGGTCCCGGACGTACTGGGTGGCGTAGTCGTACGCCGCGTCACAGTCGGAGAGGGTGGCGATCGAGACCGCCCCCAGGCCGGAGAGCCCGAGGCCCGTGGGCGTGGGGTCCCAGGTGGCCTTCCACCCGCCCCACCGTTGTTGGAATCCTTGGACGAGGCCGGAAAAGACCCCCACGGGGGATCACGGTAGGGCCGCCGCCCACGCAGGGGAAGGGGGTCCGTGGACGGATGTCCCCGGATGTCCCCGGATGTCCCCGCTTTTTTAGGGGCGGAGCCGGACCCGAACGCCCAGGCCGGGGGCCAGTCGAGTCTTTTCGACCACGCCTTTGTCCGCCCACCGGTGGACCGTTTTCCGGCTGACCGCCAGGGCGGCCGCGAGCTGGGCCGGCCGCTGGTATTCCCGGGGATCCTTCAGGGCGTGGGGACGGACGGGGTGGATCACCATCGGCAGTCGGGCCTCCAGACCCGTCACGGGATCGGCGGGCGGAAGTGAATCCCAGCCCCCCCGGCCGGCCGATCCGGTGCACCGTGACAGGTCCCGCCGATTATACGACCAGGAGCCGGGAATCCGCATAGGCGGAGGGGGCCCGGTGGCGGGTGGCCCGATCGAGGGCCATCACCGCCGCCACCAGGCCGTCGATCTTCGCGGAACTCTTTTCCTTGTCGGGTTTGAGGTTGCCGGCCGGGTCCCGCCGCACCACCAGGTTTTCCACCATCCACCGGATCACGGGGTGGCCGCCGTGGTGGAGGGCCTGGGCCCCCAGCAGCCGCTCGAACTCCCGCATCGCCGGCGCCATACTCAGGAACCCCTGGCCCATCCCAAACACCCGGAGGCCCTCCGCCGCGAGCTCGTTACTAAGCTGGGCGGCCTGGAACAGGCGATCGACGTTCAGGTCCACCACCTGGAACCGCCCCGCGTCCTCGAGAATGTCCGCCCGGACCTGGTCGTACTGGATCACCGCCCCCGGGATCACGGTCAGGTGACCGGTCTGGGCCCAGGCCCGATAGGACGCCCCCATCCGGCCCTGGAGTTGCGCCTCCGGGACCCAGAGCCGCCACCGGAGGACGTACTGGTCCGGCTCGTCCGTGGGGAACGCCAGACACCACCCCGTCAGGTCCGACACTGCCGACAGGTCCAGCCCGCCGTAACAGGGCCGGCCGGCGAACCACGCCGGATCGGTGGGGTAGGGCTGGGCCTGGGCATCCCAGATCGTCCGGTCGATCCACTGGGCCGCGGTCTGGAGCCACTCGTTCAATCGCTTTTGCCGGAACACGTACTGCCGGGCCGGCATCCCGGCCGCCTGGCGGGCCTGTTTCTCGAGATCGTCCCGGGTGACCGACACCCCATAGTTGGGGTTCGCTTTGGCCCAGGAGCCTTCCTCCTGCCACGCGTCCCCCTCATCGATCCCCGTCACAAACGCGAACCAGGAGGGATCCTCGAGGGCCCGGGTGAGGACGTTCACGGAATAGGTATGATGTTCAAAACAGATACTTTCCCGGCTCACCCCGGCCGTGGTGATCTCCGCGATCACCGGCTGGCGCCGGCCGCCCAGGGCGGAGTGCATGACGTCCACCACCTCAGACGTGGGGTGGGCGTGGAGCTCGTCGATCACCACCCCATGGGGGCGGAGGCCGTCGAGCTTCTGGGCGTCCGCGGAGACCGCCTCGAGCTTCCCCCCCCAGGCCGGCGCCGTGACCGCATGGCGGGAGACCGCGACAAACGGGCGGAGCTGGCCGGGGGTGGCGAGGACCAGCCCGCGGGCCGTGTCGAGGACGATCCGGGCCTGTTCCCGCTTGGTGGCCGCGCAGTAGACCTCCGCCGCCGGCTCATCATCGAACGCCGTCAGGAGGATCGCCCACCCGGCCAGGAGCGTGGATTTGCCGTTGCTCCGGGGGACTTCGATATAGGCCACCCGAAAGCGCCGGCGCCGGCTCCGGGGCTCCACCCAGCCGAACAGGGAGCCGGTTAGGAACGCTTGCCACGCCATCAGTTCGAGGGCCTGGCCGGCCCACTCGCCTTTGAAGTGCCGGAGCTGGGGGAAGAACTCGATCGCGGACCGGGCCCGGCGCCGATCGAACACCCAGACCCCGTCCTCGAGGTCCCGGAGGTGGCGGGCGGCCGCGGCCCGGTGGTAGTGATTGGCGGGGACCTTCCCGGCCACCACCTGGCGGGCGTAGATCCCCACCGGGTCCGGGAGCATCGCCTAACCTGGCCTTTGTCCCTTTAGCTCATCCCAGCGCCCCCGGCGGATCGCTTCATCTTTCAGCGACTTGAAGATCATCGCTACCGCCTGGATCATCTGCGTTAACGCCTCATCCGTTAGCGATCCGATCGCCGCTGCCGTCCATTCGTCTGGAGAGAGGCCCTTTATGATCTTGGTCATTTCAGCCCCGGAGCTTGGCCCGGCCGGCCAGCCAGGCCCCGAACGGATTGAGGCCCACGGCCGGCACCCCCGGCCCGTCCGGTTCGAGCTGGCGGACCCGGGCGGAGGACATGGGGGACCAGCCGAACTCGCCCAGGAACCGCATGGTCTGAAGCTGGAGCTTATCGAAGCGCCGATCGAGGGCCAGGGCCACCCGGTAGAACTCCGGGGTTCGGTCCTTGAGGGGGACCGCCCGGATCCGGGCCCGGTCCTGGGCTACGCGGGTGAGGTCCGCGATCGAGGTGGCGAGGATCGCCACCGCCTCCCCGTGCGAGGCGTTCAGGACCTTCGCCGCCATGAGCTCCGCCACGATCCGCTGGTATTCCTCGAGGGCCACCGGGTCCCCCTTGATCCGGATCGGGGGCTCCGGGGCCACCTCGAGATAGACGGGTTCTGTTTTGTGGCGCCGGCGGAGCTCCGCCCCCTCCACCAGCTTGATCTGCCGGCTCTTGGGCCGCCGGCCCCGCCGCCAGGTCTCAGACATATAGGAGTTTACCTATGAAAACCTTAAGGAAAAGCCACAATTACGCCGTCATACGTAAAGACCTGACCGGGCGGTCCCCAGCGCCCCGGCCCCATGATTTGATCCCCCTTCCCCGCCGGAAACATTTCATCGAAACTGTTTCGCGGAAAAGTTTTCCCGCCGCGAGGCCGGCCGGGACACACCGGACAGGCGGACGAACGCGACCGCGGAGCGCGGGACCCAGGCCACCCCCCCCACCCCCAGCGTGCGGCCGGAGCGGAGCGGGGTGGGGGTCAGGGCCCGGACCCAGTAACGGACGGAGGTCCGGCCCACGATCTCCACCAGGTGATCGGCCGGCGCCCCCGCCCACGCCCCCAGCAGATAGCCCGTGGTCACCCCCCACTCCCCCCCGCCGCGGGGCGGGACACGAGATCCCAGGTGTAGACCAGCACGGACCGCCAGCCCGTCCCGGTGGACTCATACAGGACCGCCCGCACCGGGCCCCGCGTGGGGACCACCCGGACCCGCGTCCCCTGGGGATACCGGACCGGATCGAACACCGGCGGGATCGCCCGCGCATCCTCCGACTCGAGCTCCAGATCGACCGCGGTCAGCATGGCCACCCCCCGCGCCCCGCCCCCGCCTACGCCGCCGGGGGGGGCGGATCATCATCCAGAAACCTGTGACACCGGCCGCAGTACCGTTCCGCCACGTCCCGCGGGTGGAAGGACTCGAACCCACAGGTGAGACAGACCAGTGACTCCCGCCGGCCATGGGCCGCGGGGATCACCACCCAGCCCGGCCGGGGCGTGAGTTGTTGCACCGTCGCCACGAACCGATCGAGATCGTCCCGGGTCATAGCACCAACCGCGCCGGAAATGCTTCCATAGCCCGGCCGGACGCCGGCCGCGGTAGATCCTGCTCCAGTAATTCCGCCTCAAAGGCCGACTGATCCTGATCACGGTGGACCGCTATTCGGGTGATTAGCACAATGACCTCTGTCCCCCGCTCAGTCCGTCCCTCCCAGACGCGGGCCGGGACACCATTGACTTCAATAATCCTGCTCGTGTTTTCCAGCGTTAATGTCATCGTTCCCCCCTCCGCTTGCGTTGCGTCCGCCACGTTCCCGCCTGGGGACAATCGGCCACATGGGAGACCGCCCACCGCCGCCCATCCGTCCCCACCCGGATCGACGCCACGGAGAGCGGGAGGCGGACGCCCATGGGCGTCACCATCCAGACCACCGACGCCCCGCACGCCGGACACAGTTGGAGGAGCGGGTCCGGCTCCGGGACCAGATACTCGAGGGCATCCCCGGCCAAGCGCATCACCGCTCCCCCGGCCGGGCCCAGCCGCCGGCCGCCGTGATCTGACTATGGTGGGCGTGACAGAGCGCCACCAGGTTGTCCCAGGTATCGGGCCCGCCGTCCCGCTTGGCCACGCGGTGGTGGGCGTCTGTCGCCGGGAGCCGGCACCCCGCCACCTGACACTGGGGGTGCGCCCGCAGGAACCGGGCCCGGAGGTGGCGCCACCTGACCCCGTACCCCCGGCTCGCCGCCGTCCCCCGGAGGCGGTCCAGCTCCCCCTGCCGCTCCGTCTGGAGGGCCTGGGCGTGGGTGTCGCACCGTCCGCCCACCGTGGCCGGGAGGGGGCACCCCGACGCCTGACAGGGCCGGAGCATCACCGCGCCTCGAGCCAGCAGGGCCGGCCGCCGGGGCGGAGACACCCGGCCTTACACCGCGCCACCTCGCCAGACAGGGCCATGGCGTACGCCTCCCGGACCCGGGCGGCCTCGAGGACCTGGGTGAGGAGATCCCGCTCCGCCGGGAGCAGGGCCGCCCGTTGCACGATCGCCTCTGCCGCGTTCAGGAGGGCGTGGTCCTCGAGGACCCAGAGGGGGCGGAGGTCCGTCATACGCCGCAGACCCCCTGACACTCGTCGCCGAACAGCCGGCCCTGGCCGTGGTCCTCCGCGGTGGAGAGATCCACGAGCTCGAGCGGGATCAGTTGCCGGTGCAAGTACCACGCTTCCCCGGCGGGCCGTTTGGGACCAGGGATGCCGGGGCGGATCGTCCGATCCATCGCCACGGCCTCCGCCCAGCCGGCCGGGTCCTCCCGCTGGAGATCCCGCCAGTACCGATCGTCGTGGTAGGGGCAGAACGTACAGGCGGACTTGGGGGGGCGGGGGAACCCGCTGGCCTCCAGCCAGTCCAGACAGGATCTCCGGGTCAGGTGGCGATCGACCAGGGGATAGGCATTGCGGATCCATCGGAACCGCGCATCGCGCATCCGGTGGGCCTCGTCCCAGGAGATCCCGATCCATTGCTCCACGGCCACCGATCGCGGGCCCCGGCTCCGGGGGCCGATCCCGGTTATGTCCCGGAGCTTGCGTTGAATCGGGACGATCTTGAAATCCTGTGAACACTCCCGGCGAATCATCCCGCCCCCGCCCGTATAAAAGGGCGGGCGGGCGTCCAGCCGGCGGTCCCCGGCCATGGCCGCGTGGATCGCCTCGCCCAGGTGGCCGGCCGTCACCCGGTGGATCGGGAACGGGACCACCCCCTCGAGCCAATCCAGGTGGCGGTAGACGCCCGCCGGCTCCGCTTGGGTGTCCGCAAAAATCGCCCCGTCGAGGGCCGGCAGCTCGCCCACGGCGGACATGAGGGCGAGGGTTGAACTTTGGACCCCGGCGCCCAGCGACAGGATCCGGATCACCAGACCACCTCCGCCGTTTCCGTTACCGTCAGCCCGTGGATCGCGTGCATGAGTTTGACTTTGAGCCTGTAGGTTTCTGTCCGGGTCACGGCCGATCCCTTGTAATCCTCGATCACCTGGACCCCCGACGCCGCCACCCAGTAGACAAAATCCGCCACGTAGTGACCCACCACCTCCCCGTCCACGCCCACCGGGAGCGGAAAGGGGACCTGGATCTGGAGCGCCCGGATCAGCCCGGCCCGCTCCGCGTGGACGAGCTCGAGATACCGGGCGGCCTCGCCGCCAGAATCAAACATCCGGCCGGCCACCTCCGTCCGCCGGGCCCCGTACTTGGGCCGCCGTCTGGGGGGTGGGAGGCCCGCCCGCTCGAGCGCCGGGAGCCGGGTCCCCGCCGGGAGGTGAACGGTCATCGCTTCCCCGTCCGCTGGCCCAGGAGCCGCTCCAGGGCCTCCAGGCGGGTCGGGTGGTCCACCGGGTCTCGGCGCCGGACGCGGGCCCGGAGCACCCCCCAGAGGACGCCCAGGAGGACGAGCAGCCCGATCGCCGTCTGTCTCATCGGAACACCTCCGCCTGGAACGGGGTCAGGGGCGGGGCCTCCTGGAGGAGCCACTGGGAGATCTTGGCCAGGTTCCCCGGGTGGGTGGCCGCCGAGCCGGCCTCGAGGGCCCGCACCACCGCCACCGTGACCCCCGCCGATCGAGCCACGTCCGCCTGGGAGATCGCCGCCCGCCGACGATACCAGCCCAGCATGAGGCCCAGCCGCGTCTGGCGCCGGGCCCGCCGCCGGCGCCGTTCGGGGGTGACATAGGCGGCCGCCGAGGGGGCTGTCACGGGCGCCCCCGCCGCCACTCCAGACGATCCAGGACCTCCCAGATCGTCCGGGTGGAATAGGTCAAACCAGACCTGGCGCACGCCGTTTTGATCACCTCTGTCCGGTCAGATCCCGTGTCGGGGAGGGTCTGGGCGAGGGTCCGCGTCAGGGCCAGGATCACCCGGGGTGAGGCCGGATCCTGGGATCCCCGTTTCTTTAGTTGCCGCTTTTTGCTAGGCATTTGACCAGAAGGGCCCCCCCGGTACCCCCCAAGTGCCCCGGGCTCCGCCCGGGAGATCCCCGGAAGATCTTTGGTACAGGTACAGGTGTACGCGTGACAAACGCGTGACTCACGCGCGTGACAAACCGCGTGACACCCCCACGGTCACGGCCGTGACAAACCGCGTGACTCACGCGTGACATGCTACGCCCCCGTCCGGTGGCGGGCCTGCCGCTCCCGCCACTGTTGCCGGAGCTCGAGGACCTCTGCCCGGGACTTATTCCACTGGAGATAATCGTGGACGATCCACCCGTCCACGGCCCGGGTCCACAGGCCGGCCCGCTCGAGCTCGTCCAGGTGGGCCCGGGTGATCTTGATCCCCGGGAGCAGGCCCGAGACCGCCTCCGCCGGCAGCCGGCCGTCCGTCAGGAATTCCTGACAGTAGACCAGGCCCGCGAGCCACAAGCGGACCCCCCGATCGGAGAGGCTGAGCATCTTAGGGTGACGTAAGGCGCCCAGCGCCACCACCGCATAGCGGATCGCCATGGGTCACCCCGCCTTGCGCACCGGCCGCCGGGGGGCGGTCAGCCCTAAGCGCCGGACGAGGTCCGCCCCCACCCCGTCAATATCGCGGGCCACCTCCGCCCGGGGCGTCCGGGGCCGGCCGATATTCGGCAGACACCGCGGGCCCCAGGTCCCGGCCAGCCGCTTGTTCCGGATCGTCCGGGATGAGATCCCGTAGATCTCCGCCAGATCGCCGTCGGTCAGCAGATCGGGGTAATCCTCAAGTTTTCGTCCGCCGGCGCCCATGGCCGCCTCCGTTGTCCGGGAAACAATCCGGGAACAGATCATCGAGGGACGCCTCGAGGATCCCGCTGAGTTGCACTGCGATATGGAGCTTGGGCGGACTCTTGCCCTGTTCCAATTCGCTGTAGCGGGGGACACTCATCCCTAATTGCTGGGCCACCTGGGCCTGGGTGAGGTCTCGCACCCGGCGCCAGGCCCGGAGACCTTTGAGGACCGGGGGCGGGTGATCACGTGCGGACGCCGCCGTATGCACCATTGCACCAAAATTCTCCACCAAGTGACGGAGTTGGGGGCCCCGCCGGGAAGGGGTGGCGAAAAGGTTATGGAATTCCGCTGGGCTAGACGGACCGAACCGGGAATTCATACCCCGTGGAGACGATGGGGTCAAGAGAATTCGACTACAATCCCCTACCGTCGTGGTAGTATTCGGTATTCCGGAAGTTTTTCCGGATTAGCGTATGTATACTGCTCACTTCGTGGCTCCCCCGCATTTGTCGTGGCACGCTGGCCACGTCGTCCGAGCCCTCCGGGAGCGCCAGCAGTGGACCCAGGTTACGTTAGGCGAACGGGCCGGGACCAAACGGGCCCCGATCTCCCCACAAACGATCCTCCGGCTGGAACACACCGGGACCGCGTCCCCGCGGGTCCAGGCCGGGGTGGCCCGCGCCCTGGACCTCACCTGGGCGGAGATCCTCGAGGCCGTCCCCATGGCCCTGTCCCCGGCCTGGGGGCAGATCATCGCGTCGTTGCGGATCTTCGAGATGAACCTCCGGGCGGAGCTGGCCCCGCCGGCGCCCGCCCAGAAAAACGACCGCGCCCCGCGGGCGGGAGGCCCGCCGCGATCATGAGTGAGCCCCCTCCGCTCCCCCCCGGCATCAGTCAGGACCCCGACGGGGCGTACCGCGTCCGGGTCATCTGTC